CTTTAAAATGCAATTACCATATACACGAAAGAATGATATTCGATATTTAGATACTCTTGTTTTAGAAACTCCTGAAGTTACTTATAATCAGATAATTCAATTAGCAGGGGAGTTCTATATGGCCTATGGGGATGTACATAGTGTGGATATTTCTGTCCGAAAAATGGATGGACCACGAGCAACAGCATATCTCGAATTAGTTGAATACCAACAGGCTGTTAGTTTCATGAAGCGATTTTATGGACCAATATTAAGTTATAATTCAGGTCATTCCTCTAGTGAGGATATAATAGCGCAAATTGATCTAACAAAAGCCTCAGGTATTCCCTGGGGCCCAATGGGACTTAAAACAAAACAAGATTTCTTTGAAAGCGATTACGTGCATTGTTTGTACGCTACGCCAGAGGAAATGGGATCGGTTATCTGGAAGGTTGTTCCAAAAACTGAGTGGTATCCTTTATTTAAGCTTTTAGCTTCAAAAGTTAGGACTTTCATCATACCGCCAATTCATTTGGTATATTGGATGGAACACTTTTTCCTAAAGCAGAACATGGCGTTTAAAGAAGCTCCATGGAGTGCATACGGGTTCAACCCTTATGAAGGGGGGACACATTGTCTCGCATCAGAACTCGATAAGCTTGCTAAGTTAGGGTGGACCCTCATATCTTATGATATTGTTGGTTTTGACCGGGAGCATCCACTAATGAAGCTTATATATGAAGAATTTAGGAAACCACATATAGTAACGGAATATCCTGATAGGTTGGAGTGGTGTATACGTAATACGACGTGTACATTTATTCTATTGCCCGATGGAACGCTTCTCTATAAGGAGAAGGGAAATAACAGTGGAGGAGTTGGTACAACCCAGGATAATATCCTCGGGCATGCAGTGGCATCGGCCACTGCGCTCTTCGCGCTGTATCATGATGAATCTAAGGTGAGATCTGTGAAGAATAATTTCTTTGGAGATGATAATATAGCAGCACTTCCACCTGGGCTGCCTGAAAATTGGCAGTCAATATTCACAAAAACGCTTGAGGCATTTAAGTGGAAACTCGATCCGCTCGTAGTTTCAAATAGGCTTGAAGATCATACGTTTCTTGGGTTTACATTCGGCAAGCATAGGGGTCGTTGGATCCCAATTTATCCAGCCGAAAAATTGGCATGTAGTTTTGTTTATACAATAGAACGCAACATGCCATTGGAAGCACAATTTACAAAAATGTATTCTTTAGCTGTTATGAGTGCACCACATGAACATCTTTTTTCTCTCATGGAAGAGGTATTTTATTGTGCATTAGCTAATCACAAATTTTCTGGTTCTAGTGTTATACGGTCGTTACAGACGCATGGCTTACCTGATCGCTCCGACTGTCTTAATTGGATGGCCGGTCTTGAATGCACAAATGTGCCAAGTATGGAAGGAGGATGGAACAAAGTGATCAATAGTTATGTCAGCGACAAATGGCCAGAAATCACATGCGAATGGAGCAAAAGCTCCTACGAAAGGAGGAAGTAAGCCTCCACAACCGCCTTCAAAGAAAGGCGGGAATCCTGCGGCAAAGACCGCAGTTGCTCCTGGTAAAAAGCCAGGAAAGGTTCCAGCAAAGGCTGGAGCGGTTAAGGCGCCTATCAGGGTGCCTGCTACGCAGGCCAGGGCTACAGGTATACCTGTGGTTCATCAGGGCCCTCCGCCAGGTTTTCGTAAGGATCCTGGTAAACAGGGAGTTTGGCTCCCTAAAATGCAAGCTCCATTAACCGAAGTCGAAAGACATAAGGCTAAGGAGCGAGATTTAGAAACTCGTCGGAGGCAAAATAAATTTAATTCTGCTTTTCCACAAAATGTGGATGGAACGAGGAATGTGGATCGCTCGATATGGAAGCCAATACGAGAACCACAAGAAACTTTGGTTTCAGATGCAGGCCATACTAGAACGGTAATGCTTGCTTTAGTTGATAAAGCTTTTCAGGAGTCTGAAAAACCCATTGATTTAATGGCCCTATATGGGGTTATGCAAATGATGGGGTTTACACCAGAAGAATTACTTCCAATGCGGAGGAAGGTCGCAGATTTAACTTTTGCGGCTTTAATTTCTGATGTGGACACGGATACCCAGAAAGCCGTTATGGCGTATGTTGATAAGTTACTTCAACAGAAACCACGTCTTATCAAGGGTTATGACCCCCGTATACCGCGGGCCATGCCAACAAAATCCCTTTCCTTAACAAGGACAGGCGGGGATTTTGGTGGAGCTATTCAAGCTCGCCTTAAACAAAAATCCCCTTGGTACGCAAGTATCAATGATCCACTCCGTGGGGCTGATTGCAAAATACCTGATGCAGTCGGTGAAGCCACAGGAACACTCCAAATAGTACAGAAAAATTTTGTTCAAACCAATACATATGGAGTGACAGGGGCACGAATGGTTTGTCCCTGGATCAATTTGATGCAGAGGTATCAATCACCCCCCATAAACCAAGGGGTTAATTATCAGATTCTGCATACAGCATCAAACCAAACTTCATTAGCTTGGGGAGATGGAACGAATGCAGGGTTTGAAATTGGGTTTGAGTTTGATGGTTCCGCGGATATCCGTGGAGCCACCAACCTTCATAGGGTTGTATCTGCATGTTTAATTGTTGAACATGAAGCGTCAGCCATGACGAATGAAGGTGAGATAACACTGTTTGCCTTCCCATATGGAAGGAACGACTCTCCGTTATATGCGGATATGTTAAATGCTTATTCGTCAATAACAGTGCCTCTCAACGCAAACAAACCAGCAATGATTAAGTGGTTTCCACTTAGTGCTCAGGTTGATATGCAGAGTTTATATAATTCTGAAGATCCTGAGTTTGCAGAGACATTTTCCTATAAGGATTTTATCTCAACAGATGGGACTTTTGATCTGGCAGCCACACCAAGCGAGGTTAATCCCCCGCCAGCGTGGACGCTGGGTTTTGTAACATCAGGCTGCGCACAGAACGTGGCCCTCCGATACCAAATTGTAGTTAATTACGAGTTTTTACCATTGTATAATACTTTAAATATTTTATCTGCATCACCTTCTCCAGTAGATCTTGAGGAGGAACAATTGGTAACAAGTTGGGTTGAGGAAATGCCCTTAGCTCAACCAATCTCGGAAACGAGAGCAAACTCGTCACCACAATCAGTCTCTCCACAACATGGGGAGGAACCAACTGGTTTTGGAATGATAGCAAATGTTATCGGCGAGGTGGTAAAATTTTTACCACTTCTTGGATTGTAAATTGCAACCCATATAGCCACACTTAATCTTATTTGTGGAGGGTTGGCAAGCCTTTAAAAACTTAAATTAAAGGTCCACCTGATCGGTGTATATATTTCATGCGGCAGGAGGGACCTTATTTCAATTTAAAAGGTAT